ATAGTCTTTGCCATAGATTCATAATTATTCGTGTCTATGGTCACTAAGTTTGCTTCAGTCATACATTTTCTCCTTTCTTATTTTACAATGTCTCATAGTTATATCAGTTAATATCCTTTGTGTCAAGCCAATTATCTCCTATTTTTGATTCTAATAATAATGGTACATTAAAGTCTATTCCGAACTCGTTGTTTATAATATTATTTATGTCTTGATTAATAGTTTTCAAGATGAACACAACTTTATTTATTTCATCAGGGTGTACATCAATAACTATTGAATCATGTACTGTGTTTACAATACAAGACTGTAATAATTCTAATCTGTTTTCTATATGATGAAGAATCAAAGGCACTATGTCTGCAGTTGCAAAGCTCTGCACAGGATAGTTCTTTATCTGTGTAAAGTGTGACACAGAGCCATTCATTCTTCTCTCTACATCAGGAAAACTAAACTGTCTGCCTGATGGTGTTGTAATACTACGCTTCTCTAAAGCCTCTTTAGCCAATCTGGAATGCCAAAGTGCGATGCCTTTGTACTTTTTCGTGAAGTCTTGATAGTATTTCGCTTCTGCTTTTGACCTACCGAACCCTGTCGCACCATACAACGGAGCAAAGGTATGTGCTTTAGCATCCTGCCTAGTAGTGTGCTGACCTGATTTCGTAATGACGTTAGCAGTGTACGTGTGAACGTCAAATCCCGTTTTGATTTCATTAATCGCTACCTCATCTTGTGATAAATAGGCTGCAGTTCTAAACTCTAACTGTGCAAAGTCTGCTTCTAGAATCTTGCCACCTGTCCAACGTGAAACAAATACCTTCTTTACAGGAAATGTGCCACCTCTAGGCATATTCTGCATATTAGGGTCTGCTCCACTAAACCTGCCTGTTGCAGTTCTATGTTGTAACAACCTAACATGAAGCATACCATCAGACTTAACGTGTGCCTTTATACCTTCAACAAAAGAAGATAGATAACTATCTAAGGCAGACAATCTTTTCAAGTCTTGAAGAAACTGACTAGCTTCTGTCATGTTGTTACGTTGTGCCATACTTTGTAATGTGTCTAAGTTACCTTTAGATACACCAAAGCCATTAGCACTTATCCATTTAGCATTGGGTGCATTAAACTTTAATCCTGCTACATTACGTCTATCATTATTAAAATGATAACCAAGACCATTACAATTAGGGTCTTTATTGGGAATAGAGTAAAGAGTTCCATCTTTTTTTACCTTTCTTATTTTGCCTGTACCATCACAGGTCTTGCACATTATTGCTTTTGTTTTATATACAATATCAGAGTTCTCTCTGACACTATATTTAAAATCTTCTACACTCATGTGAGGAGTAAATTCATTTCCCCACATGGCTTTGTCTTTAGGCTTTCTACTATAGATAACCCAAGACATTTGTTCAGGACTATTAAGATTAATAGGAGTATCTCCCATAAGTTTTCTTACTTGTATAGTAAGTCTTTCTTCTATCTCAATCTTCTCCTTCTCAAACTCTTTTCTTACGGACTCTAACACATCTTGGTTTACCTTGAAACCATTCCTGTGTGTTCTAGCTAGAGTCATAGCTACTTTATTTGTAAGTATTACTGTGTCCATGAGAGATGAGTTGATTAACTGCTTGTACTGACTAGCACACAACTCTTGTGTTGCTCTCAAATCTGCTTGTAAATATTCTTTTAGCTCATCTTTTGGAATCTCATCTACACCCATACCTTTAGCAAAGTATTCTTTTAGAGTGTCCTGCTTCTGCGTAGTCAACTCATGTCTGATTGCACAGGCTTCCAATGATAAAGAGTATTTCTCAGGGTTACCTCTGCTCAATACGTACTCTGCTAACATGGTGTCAAATATAACACCATTATATTTAAAGCCACACTCCCATAACCACATCAAATCGTATGTTATGTTGTGTCCTATTATTACTGTGGCTTTGTCTAATATATCTTGTACACCTACAAATCCACTATCCATGTCATATATAGATTCATTTCCATTGTCATCACGACAACCAACCATAACTAACTTGTTAGTAGGTTCGTATGGGTCTAGATATAATCTACCATCTCTTTTGGTTACTGTATTTTCTATGTCTATTACTATCTTCATGCACTATACCTCGCTGTGTGTGGGTTAATATTACAATTAATCATACCATGCCAACCTGTAATCTTGTTCTTAACAACATTCAAATGTCTCATACTAGATTGCTCATCTACACCTTCTACATTTGCAGGTTGACCTATGAGTATCATAAGGTCTGCTTCTGCTGCCTTACCTGTACGTGAGCCTTCCATCATGGCTTGATTAAGAACTTGTCTACCCTCTGCTTCTGCAGAGAGTTGTGACATATAGAATATAACACAATCATATTGTTTTGCAATCTGTCTTGCATATATTGCATTAGCCTTGAGTGCTTCATCAGGTCTTGCATAACCTGCCATACGTGCAAACTTATCTCCCATGTCAATTACTACAACATCAGGCTTGACACTCTTACACATACTTTCTACCCATGCCATGTCTTCTCCTGTAACATCTTTAATCTTTAGGTTGGGAGCTACAATCTTGTATCTATCCCTAGCCTGTGATGGGTTATCCTTTATCTCATACTTATCCATGTTAGATGAAGCAGTAAGATATCTAAACCCAACTCTATCATAAGATTCTTCATTACATAAGACAACACACTTAGCACCTTGTCTTGCAAAACCATTCTCTCCTACGAGCATAGAAGCATGAAAGGATGTCTTCCCTGTATTAGGTCTAGCACCTATCTCTACAAGATAGCCACCATTAACACCTTCCACTTTCCTAGCCAACTCAGGTAGATTAAATGACCAACGTGTCTGTTGGCTCTGCTTCGCTATCAAAGTATCAAATGATATATCATCCCATTCAATCTTCATTTCAGGTGTGAAGTCATCATTATACTTCTCTAATAAATCACGTAATGGTTTCATGCTTGTCTGTGTACCATTGACGAAATCAAAACCTAAGTTGGCTACGTCTTCTCCTATAACTTGTTGGAACAGTTTGGATAACACATCTTGTGCTACGTCTGTTCCCATAGGTGTTTGTCTTTTAATATCGTTAAACAGAGCAGAGTATCCCTGCTTCTGTGCAGTTGTCATAGCAGGATTGCTAGACAAGAACAGAGCCTGTAACTCATCAGGTGTTACATCTCTATTATATTTTCTCATAGCTTTATCTATTGTATGCTTGATGGTTCTAGCATCTTTGCTAAACAATCTATCAGGACATCTCGCACCTCTATGGTCTTCATAGAAGTTTTTATTCATTAAGCTACGCAGTAGTGATAGTTCCATGTTGGTTCTCCTTTGGGGTTAGTTTGTTTAAGTTTAAAAAATCCTCTTCAATTCTATATTTCAAATCGTCTTTGAGTCTTAGGACTCTAACATCATTCACGTATCCTCGTAACTCTTTTGCAAAGGCAAGGGTCTTGGGCATTGCATCAGGGTCTAAGGCAATTATAGCAGTCGAGAACTGTGCTAGGTATCTCTTGTGTGAATTGCTTAATGATGTTCCCAACACAGCTACCCCTACATAAACACCATCGCCTACAACAGATGCACTCACACAATCCTCAACGACTACTCCCACATTACCATGTCCATAAGTAAAAGGCAAGTCACTTTTTCCATATCTTTTCCATTTAGGTAAACGGAAACCTACAGACCGACCAACTGCATCTACAATTAGTCCATCCTTCTTGATAGGAAACACAACTCTATTCTCTTTTACGTCATAATAAAGTGGTATTCTTTTATAATCCAACCCAAACTCTAATGCATATCTTACAACTTCAATCCTATCGTTGTGATATACTACGTGTTCAGGCATACTAAATTCTTCTGACATCTTCTTGGTTTCAAATACAGAGTTCCTAATATCATCTACGGATAGATTAACTTTCTTTGTACCTGATATTGGGCAAGAAGATTTGTAACAGTTCCAAACTAGTCTACCCATGTTGTTGGTTACAGTAAATGTTTTATAACCATTACAACTAGGACAGTTAATTCTTTTTGATTCTCCTACACTTATATGTAAATCATTTATTATATTATATATATTCATATTATATACTCTTATTGTAATTATTACGTAATGTCAAGGCATTTTCTGCACTAGCATACGTATTTTTCATGTAAGGCTTGACCGATTGTGGGTTTGCATGACCTGTAACGGACATAATCTGACCCATAGGCACACCTGCTTCTACCATTTCAGTAGTTCCTGTCCTACGTAAGTCCGATATACGCAACTCATTCGGTAATCCTGACTCTTTTATTATTCTTCGTGCTACTTTTGACAGTCTTTGCATAGCATATGGACTGTAAACACCCTTCATTGGTGTTGGATAAGGTGCAACATAAGGCTGAAAGTCATAATCTTTTGCCTGTTCTTTAAGCATTTCTAATAAGTCAAGAGAAATAGGCAGGTGTACTACACTTCTTCTCTTTGACTGTTGCAAATTTAACACGCCTTTGTCAAAATCTATGCTAGAAAACTGTAACATTCTCATATCTCCTACCCTCTGACACCATTCGTATGCCATTTGTACTATCAATCCTAAGTTTCTATACTTGAAATCGTTGTAACAATAGTTAAGAAATATCCTAACTTGTTCTTTTGTCCAAGTAATATTCCTTACATGAGTAGTTTTTCGTTTGAAAGTAGAAAATGGATTGCTCTCTGCATACCCCATCTCCATTCCAAATGAATACATCTTTCGTGCAACTGCACATACTGAGTTAGCTAAATAAATTCCTCTACTTAACCATACTTCGTATCCTCTTCGTGCAGTCGCACCTGTCATGTCAGACAATAAAATACTTGACATCTTTTTTCCATCAACTTCTGTGTCCAACAGAACGTTGCAACAGTATTGATAATCATGTTTAGTTTTGTCTGCTAAGTTATTGTAATCGTTAGACAAATAATATTTATCTTTTAGGTCATTCAAATTTAATTTTGTCATTATTTACTCCTGTAATAATTACATCTTTCGTTGTATTTAATGTGTGACCTATGCCATGCCCTATGTCTACCTGTTTTATATGTCCTTCTAAAAATATTACCTCGCCATATATGGGTCGGATTGCCCATCCTTTCATATGCTTTAGATGTTCGTCAATAGCTTTATCTAAAGTTTCTCCTTGTATATATTCCACTCTGCTAGTAGGATAATCTATATTAGGATTATCATATCTATCATTTGCAGTATAGACTACTGTATATTTCATTATTGTCATGCTGCTTCCATCCATTTTGGTTTCTCTGTATACTTGTATCTTGCGAATCTAGACTTGTCAACAATATAAAATTTACGATAGGCTTCTATAGGATAGAACTCGTCTGTCTTGAGGTCATCATGTCCACTAAAACATTGTGGATGTGGTGTTCTTTTACCATCAGGTAAATATATTCTGCCTTCCCACAGAGGTGTAAAGTGTTTGATTGCACCATGTATCTTTTTATATCTTCTACTGTACTCACTTAGCATACAGTCATACAAACAAAAAGCAAAGAGATAGTTTGACCTATTCTCCATTGCCCATAGTGTGCAAGGATGCTTTTGATGTACAGGTTTGTATAAGTCATGCTCCTCTGCATAGTCAGGTGCATGATGCCATAGTGCAGTACATAACATCTGTGCTTCTTCTAATGGCATCTTGACTATGTGTTGGTCACATAAAGATTTTGATATCTCAAATGATTCCTTTCCTTTTATGGCATGTAGAGAATTGACCGTATTCTCAGGGTGTAGAGCTAGGCTATTCAGAATTTCTTTCTCTGGAGAGTTGGCGTATGAGGTGGCTGTGCCCTCCAGATTTGGTTATTCGATGATGTCAAACCTTCTTTCTGTCGGTAAGGAGTTTGATGCGGTGCCATATGGCACTGAAGCACTTGGGGTTATGAGAATAGAAAAAGGTCATGCCGCTGGTAATGAATTAAATGGTCAGACAACAGCTAGAGATTTAGGAATGGGTGCTTTAGTATCGACAAAAAAGGACAGTATTGGG